CACCAAGAAATGGACGCTGCCGATCCGCGACTGGAAGGCTGCGCTGAACCGCTTTACGATCCAGTTCGAGGGGCGACTTCCTCAGCGGTAACCCAAACCACGGTTACACAAAATTCTGCACACGCTCCTGAGGTGCGCACGGGCCTAGCGAAGAAGGAATTTGGCGCCAGAAAAGAGGCTTGCCGGAGAATCACCTCGGCTGAAGTCGCCGACTGCATTGCGCTTGTTGCAGCGTGAACCAGCGTCCATGTGCGTCCCGCAACGTCCCAAGGCAAGGCGATTGCTACACGAGTTACAGGGCGTTACGCGGCAACAGGGCTACCAACACAATCCTCTAATCCCATGAATTTAAAGCGTTATTTCCATGGCGTTACGCGTGTTACAGCGGTTACCCTGAAAAATAGCAAGTCCGGAAACAAAATTAGCTAGATAGCGGGCTAGATGGATGCCCTGAGACTGTCCAAGTAGTCCGCCCAGGCTTGCATCATCTTCCGGCGCTCGACCAGATGAGCAGTGCGGTTGTAGGCGCGTCCATTGGGATCTCGGACGGCATGTGCGAGTTGATGCTCGATGTAGTCGGGACGAAAGCCCAGAACCTCGTCCAAGACTGTGCGCGCCATTGCTCGGAAGCCATGACCTGTCATCGTGTCTGCGTCGTAGCCCAGCCGCCGTAGCGCCGCGTTGATGGTGTTCTCGCTCATCGGGCGCCCTCGCCCACGCACGCTAGGGAAAACAAACTCACCGCGCCCTGTCAGCGGATGTAGGTCGCTCAAGATAGCAACCGCTTGCGAGGACAATGGAACCACGTGAGACTGAGCCGTCTTGCTCGCTGTGAATCGCCATTCGCTCGAATCAAGCTCAATATTCTCCCAGCGTGCTCGCCTTAGTTCTCCTGGGCGCACGAATACGAGTGGAGCCAGTTGCAGCGCCCCCATCACCACTGGTGAACCACGATAGCCATGGATCGCCCGCAATAGCTCACCTACCAAGACTGGCTCGGTCACGCTTGCGAAATGACGCCCCTCCGGTGGAGTCAAAGCGCCCTTCAGATCAGAAGCAGGGTTGCGTTCCGCTCGGCCCGTAGCAATGGCATAGCGAAACACTTGGGCGGCAAGCATTCGCGCGCGATGAGCAGTTTCCATCGCCCCACGCCCCTCAATTTTGCGCAGTGCTTCCAGTAGATCGCGAGCCGGTATTGCATCGATTGGGCGACTGCCGATGTAAGGACCAAGATCCTTTTGAAGTAGGCGCCGCTCACGCACGACTGAGCCGGCAGACAACTTGTGGGCTCGCATAGCTAGGTGCTCGGCAGCGACCACCTCGAACGTGTTGGCCGAGCGCTCAAAGGTAGCCGACTTCTCGGCCTTGCGCTGTTCGCCGGGATCGATGCCTTCGGCCAACAACTTGCGCGCCGCCGCATGCCGCTCACGTGCCGTAGCCAAGCTGACATCCGGATATGTACCAAGCGATAGCGTGTTGCGCTTGCTCGTCACTGGGCGGCGATAGTCCCAACGCCACCACTTGGCACCGTCAGGGCGCAATAGCAGATACAGGCCGCCACCGTCGCGAAGCTTCTGCACTGTGGTGGCGGGCTTTGCCTTACGAATGGCTGTGTCGGTCAAAGGCACGTTGGCGGTAACTGACTTTGGGGGGGTAGCTTACCGCCAAACTTACCGTCATCAAACTTGGGATCTAAGCAAACCCCATAGGACACAATCAGACACAAAAAAAGGCCTAAATCCCTTGTTTCCTGTGGGTTTTCGGCCTTCCTAGGACGCTATTGGATATTGAAATGGTGGGCCCACCAGGATTCGAACCTGGAACCAAAGGATTATGAGCCACTCAACTTATCCAATATAATCAATCAGTTAGGTAGATTTATTTTCCCGGAACTGCCAACCCAGAGCGTTGAAACGGTTACAACCACTGACGAATTTTCCCTAGATCGATCTTCTCGGCCGGCCACCCATCTGCCCCCTACTCTTGCCGGTTCCAGCTTCGGCTGTGAAGGCGCCAGCCGGACGGCCAACCTCAGCACCACAGGGGACGTAGACGTAGCACAAGGCTTCTCATAGATTTGCAAGGAACATTGCGGCCGAACTGGCCCACGGAGCAGGCATGGAAGGTGGAAGCCATCAAGCGCTTGAACCGCTAGTCGAGGAGGCTGTGCGTGCGACAATTCGGCATCATGTAGATCCATGGCTTCTCTTTGGCTCCATGGGGGTCAAGACCCACCGACTGGACGGGACAGAAATTGCCTACCATGGGATCGAATATGAAGGGTCCCCGAGCGAGGTCTTTTGGAGCAGAGGATTTATCGACCCCTACCTCAGGGCAATGATCGATCTTTTTGTTGCACAAGCCACGAAGACAGCCAGAGAGTTAGGCCACGACGTTGGAATTGTTCTGCATGATCTACAGGGCATGCTTGAAAGCGGGATCCAACGTATATATGAGCGCATGTCAGAGGTTGATCAGCGCCTTCGAGGCAAAGGCTTCCCATCAAGCGTTCCTCGCAAATCTATTGATCACCGAGTCCTTGAATTAAAAAATTATTTGACGTCGAAGATCAAAGCTGAACACAGTGTGGAATTAATGCATGCACGAACAATCATGATTCAGTCGTCGGCGAAAGCGTCCGCCTCGATTGACACGTTTTCTTCTTGGTTGCTCGCAGGATTTGCCGCTTTCGCATCTGTGATAGTTACAAATCAGGAAAAAATCAGGAATTTACTGGAGCCTCACACAGTTGCGCTATGTCTGGCCACTCTGGCAGCGGTAGTGTTCCTCGGAATTTCGCAGAAGGTGCTCGGGGTATTGATCGCAGCCCGAGCGGCTGGGGATGCAGTAGGGAGGGACATCGCCGACCGCGGGGAAGCCGTCTCAGGACTTAGCGTGATGGTCACCGAAATCACCAAGGGAGCCCTACCTATATTTAGAAAGGGGGTGTCTAGGCGTCTCCTGCTTGTGCTTTCTGGGGATCTGGCAGCAGACGGCCGTGACACGTTCCGAAAAGCTCAGTGGCAATCAATATTGGTTGTCGTTCAAACGCTTCTGATCTTTGCACTAGTGGCTACCCTTGCGTGCACAGCTTGGAAAGCTACGTCCGCGTCGACGCAAAAGAAGCAGGCAGAAATACCCATCAGCCGAGGGGTAGGGAGCCCCCCCCCCCCCTGACGGGCGGCACGGCAACTGCTCAGCCATCTCCTACCAATCTCGGCGATTGGGTTGGTGAATTTGAGCCCGTGCCGGACGTGAGACCCTAGTCTGGGACTGCCGCCTAAGATGAAGTCAGATTCGTTTTTTCTGCTTTGTTCCGCTTACTTGGACGCCAGCGTAGCTTGAAAATGTCAACACTAACGAAATCAAGGAGTTATAACCCTTTTACTTTGCCGCCATTTAGCTATAATAAGGGGTTGTGCGGCATCGCATGCGCCATTCACATTGGAGGGTTGTATGCTCGAACGCCAGTGGGCCGAGCACTTGATTGAGCAGTATTGGGCACCGAGGCCGACTCCGGTTGATCCTGAGGCTATCGCCAAGGCAATGGGAATAAAAATCGAGGCTGCGTCACCATTTAGCGATAATTTTGAGGCCAACGTCAGTGGGATGTACAGCAATGAAGGTTCAAGACCTTGCATTAGCTACAACATTCTTGATCCTGAAAATCGGCGCCGTTTTACGATAGCGCATGAGTTGGGTCATCACGTCCTTCAGCACGGCATGCGATTCCGCGATACTTCGTCTGCATTTTCCAGCGGGAGCTATGACCCGGTAGAGGTATCAGCAAATCGTTTTGCCGCCGAGCTTTTAATGCCTGTGTACTCAGTCAAGGTTTTAGTTGTAGATCATGGAGTGACTTCTATACCTCAGCTCGCAGAGGCATTTAAAGTTTCGGAGCAAGCAATGTACTACCGCCTTAAGAATTTGGGGTATGTGTCGTGAATGACACAAATATCGGTTCTGATACTGTTGCAGGGGCATTTGATCAGGAAGAGGCCGGCAGATTGTCAGCGCCCACAGCGGTAGACGCGAAGCGCCAGCTTGTTCTTGCCAAGGACGAGAGGCTGCAGAGGTGGGGTGTCTATTTTTTTCTACTCCTTTCGAGCGCTGCATTCTTGCTAACATTTTTATTTCTTGTAATTAGCGCTTGGCAAGGCCGGACAGAGAGTACGATAATTGCTTTTGGTAAAATACCAGCAAGTACAACCGCGTTAATTGGCGCAATAGTTGCTTCTTTAGTTGCAGTTCCACTTTCATTTTGTATCGCACTAGCAAAGCTGCTATCTCCCGAATCAAAAATCGGTGAAAAAGATTCTTCAAATTTCACGAGTGCTTTTTTCGAGTTAGGTAAAGCACTGGCCCAAGGCTTCAATTCGTTTAAACCCAAGTAATTGGAGCGAAGTAACGCAGGGTCTCAACCTGTGAGATAGGAACAGGCAACAGTGCGCGTCATGTTTAACCTGCCGCCACCTCATACCTACGGACGTCTGCTCGGTCCTGCCTGCCTGGATCCGTTGCCTCTGGGCTTGCCACTCAGCGCGCTCCGCATCCAGCTCGGCTTCCCTTCCCCCGCCGAGGACTTCCAAGACGACGAGATCGATCTGAACCGGGTGCTGATCCGCAACCCGCCAGCCACATTTCTCTACCGGGCGGAGGGCTGGAGCATGGTTCTAGCAGGGGTCTGCGATGGCGACATATTGGTGGTAGACCGCTCGGTACGACCGACCAACGGCGACATGGTGTTGGCGATCTGGGACGGCAATCAGCCGGTCTGCAAGATCCTTCAGGTCGCGGTCGACCACATCGAGCTCCACAGCCGCAGCCCACACTGCGCGCCGATCGTCCTGGCGCCAGGCACAGAGGTCGAAGTGTTCGCGGTCGTGGGCGTGGTCCGCCAGGTCACGCGCACTCATTCCCGCGCTGGCCGCTGATGTTCGCGTTGATCGACGGCAACAACTTCTACGCCAGCTGCGAGCGGGTGTTCCAGCCCGAGCTGCGCGGCAGGCCGTTGGTCGTGCTGAGTAACAACGATGGCTGCGCCATTGCTCGATCGGACGAAGCCAAGGCGCTAGGCGTGACGATGGGACAGCCCATCCACAAGGTGCCCACGCAGATCCGCCGGCGGCTGGCGTTGCGCTCCGCAAACTTCGGTCTGTACGGCGACATCGCCTCGCGCATCGGCGTGATCCTTCGCCAAGCCGCGCCGCGTGTGGAGGTGTACTCCATTGACGAGTCGTTCCTCGACCTGGCCGGGATCCGCGATCGCCGGCAGCTCGCGGTCGACCTACGCGAGCGCGTTCACCAATGGACTGGCATCCCGAACTGCATCGGCATCGCGCCGACGAAGACCCTGGCCAAGTTGGCCAACCGGGTCGCCAAGGATGCGGCGCGCAAACCGGGCAGCTACCCGGCCGATCTGGCCGGCGTCTGTGACTTGGCAGCGCTCAGTGCAAGCGAGCTCGATGCCGTGCTGCGGGCCACGTCAGTTGGCGACCTCTGGGGCGTTGGTAGGCGCTGGAGCGCCAGGCTGCAGGCACGCGGTGTGTATACGGCAGCGGATCTGCGGGATGCGGCTGCAGACGACCTGCTCGCGGAGTTCGGAGTGGTGATGGCGCGCACGCAGCGCGAGCTGCAGGGTCACGCCTGCCTCGAGCTTGAAGAGGTCGAGCCAGACCGGCAGCAAATCATGGTCAGCCGATCGTTTGGGACATGGGTAAGCGGCCCGCAAGATATGTCAGAGGCGCTGGCCACCTTCGCCATGCGTGCCACCGAGAAGCTGCGCGCTCGCGGATTGACGTCGAGCGCGATTGGCATCTTTGCCGAAACGGACTCGTTCAAGCCGGGCGTACCGCAGCACAACCCATCACGCACCGCCCCACTCGCCTCCGCCACCTCTGACAGCCGCATCGTGCTCACGACTGTACGCCGGCTGTTCCAGGGCTTCATGCGAGAAGGCTTCGCCTACAAAAAGGCCGGCGTTTGCCTGATGGATCTAGCCAAGCCTGAAGACCTGCAGGGCGACCTATTCACTCCGGCTCGCATCGGCGACGAGAAACTGATGAGCGCCTTGGACGCTATCAACCGACGCTTCGGGCGGGGTACGGCCGGCCTCGGTGCAAGCGGGTGGCAGAACTCTCCATCATGGGCTTCGCGGCAAGAGCTCTTGTCGGGACGCTTCACTACCTCACTGGCAGATCTTCCGCGCGCCACGTGCTGATCGCGCGCCGGCAGGCCTGACTCAGGCGGCTCGGACTGGCTCCAATTTCTACGGCAACGTGCAGGCCTGGCCATTCGCGAGAGATGGGCGGTCGATGCGCGTGTGCTCGAGCGTATAGGCAAGTGCGGTGGCCGGAACCCCGTTCCAGGCCCCTAATAGGCGATTTTTGGGATGACCATCGGGAGGAGGTAATTTAGGTAACCCGTCCTCACAAATGCACATATCCATATATTTATCAAACACTTACATAACAATATCAAAGGTAATTAAAGGGTAATCTAGAGGTAACGGGATTACCTTTTAGGAAGGTAATCAAGCTCCCAAAAAATATCTTTAAAATTCAATGACATAACTTTTTTATGGGAAGACGATTACCTTAAATCACCCCAAAAGGTAATCTATAATTTCCTATTTAAATCAGTCTCTTAGGCCCTGTTTAAGGTCTCGGATTACCGATTACCCCGTTCCGATGGTCATTTGCCGAAATGCGCCCGGCGGTCAAGCCGAGGAAAGCAGCCGTACCCACCCGCAAAGCGCCCTAGGCGCGCAGGGATCTGCAGGGAAGAGAGGCCCCCTTGAATCGCACGGATCGGTAACAGCAGCGCGCCCTATGCCCACCCTGCGGGGGTGCAGCGAAAACCGTGCACGAAGCCCGCAGGCGTGGCGGGGCGACGATTGCGCGCGCCAGGGACAGGGGGGGCTGTTCAATCCGCGCCCGCCTTGTTGAGTGATTGCAGCCCACCTCAGATGCTCAGCCACCGGCCCACCGGCATGGCTAGCCTGTGCTCCGTTCCATGCCCAAAGAAAAACCGCCCATTGGGCGGCTGGGTGGGGACTGGGGACTCGTCATAGCAGGAGCCAAGGCAGGCTCAACGTCGGCCGCGTACACATAGATTGTCATGTAGCATCCGCGGGCAAATGCTCAGGGAAAGAGAACATGGCGTATCAAACCCCGCAGTACACCAGAGGTCAGGTCCGTCGCGCAGGTAATGCCTTGCGCGAAGCAAGGCTGCAACCCGATGCGTTTATGCAGGCGATGCCAATCATCACCAACTGGCGAGCTGCGCACGCATATCCGCTTAACACTTTCCAATCGACGCTACGAATGAAGCTTTCAGCTCTTGGAATGCCTGTTCCTAAGTCGGTGGTAGGGCAACGCCTGAAGCGCCTTCCGTCAATCGTGAGCAAGCTCCAACGCTTCGACACGATGAGCCTGGATCGAATGCAGGACATTGCTGGATTGAGGGCCGTGGTTTCATCGATGCGTCGCCTTCGAATGCTGAGAGAGGCATATGAAAATAAGTCACGCTTCTCCCACGAGCTGCGAAGCATCCACGACTATGTTATGACGCCAAAAGATGATGGCTATCGCAGCATTCATCTTGTATACCGCTATGAAAACTCAAAAGTGCCTGATTACAACGGACTACATGTTGAGTTGCAATTCAGAACGCGGGTCCAACACGCCTGGGCCACGGCTGTCGAAACGGTCGATACCTTCTTCAATCAATCAATCAAGGCTGGACGGGCTGACAGGCGTTGGGGCGAATTCTTTCAACTCGCCAGCGCTGCATTTGCGTCGATCGAGCAGACTCCTGTACACGACCAACTCAGAAGCGAAACGGAAAGCTCTATCAGGGAACGCCTATTCCGAGCAGAGGCGGATTTGAATGTCCTGATGCGCCTCAAGGGAATTATCGTAGCTGCAGATAAGATTCACGGAATGGGAAAGTCACCTACTGGCTATCACCTCATTGTGCTTGATACCTCCCGCCGAGTGCTTAACATCAAGTCTTTTTCAAATGACCAACTTGAGGACGCAACTGAAGCATATTCGTTAGAGGAATATCGAGCCGCTCAGGGCCAATCCATCGATCCGGTGCTAGTAGCTGGGGGTAGCGTTGAACAACTACGACAGACCTATCCAAACTACTTCCTTGACGCAACTACATTCCTGAACTACCTACGTTATATCTGCAACTTCGAGAGGAGGGGGAGAGGTCTAGCAATCCGTGATGCGGAGTACCGTCGAGGCTTTGCTCGCCCCCGTTCGCGATAGGCTTGAGGCCGGGACAAGCCCGGCACGGTAGTTCAAGAAAGCCCGAGCCGCGTGCTAGTGACTTGGAAGTAGTTACTTGTCATCTCGATCCCGGTCCAAGGGTATCCTTCAAGTTCGGCGGCAACCAGCGTGGTGCCACTACCAGCAAACGGGTCGAGCACGCGCCCACCTGACTCGCAGATCCGCACGAGCTGTCGCATCAACTCGGTAGGCTTGCCAGTGAGGTGGTGCTTATCGGCTTTGCGCACCGACTCACGGATGACACCAGGTAGCACCGGCGCGCGGCGATCCAACGGCATGTTGCCCTTGCTGCCCCAGACGATGTATTCGGCCTGGTTGCGGAAACGGCCCAGCTGCGGCCGCACGCCTTCGGTCTTATCCCAGACGGTGATGCCGCGCCAGGTGAAGCCGGCGATCTGCAGCGCGTCTGTGGTAAGCGGCAGCTGCCGCCAGTCGGTGAACAGGAGCACCGGAGCGCCGTCCTTGAGCACGCGTGCGCATTCGGACAGCCACAGATGCATCCATTTCAGATGCGAGCGTTGGTCGCGCTCGTCCCCAACAAAGTCGGCATGCAGTTGCGCGCCACCGCGCTGCACATATTTCTGCGACGGCGGCTTGGCCCGTGCCGCAGCGGTCAGGCCGCCACTCGCATACGGCGGGTCAGTGATCAACGCGTCGAACGAATTCGCTTCGAGCGTGGGCAGGATGGTCAGGGCGTCGCCCTGCAGGAGCTGGTTTTTCATGGTGAGAGCCTTCTTGGATTCGCTCGCGGCGATCGGAGGTGAGGCTCTCGGCCTTCAGGTGATTGAGCGTGCCGCAGCGCGGGCACTTGATCTGGATTTCATCGAAGGCGCCAGCCTTACACAGCAGGCGGGCGCATTCGCCACAACGGAGATTCTTGAGCATTGCGTGGTCTTGCGGTGGGAAAGGATTACGCGGTCGCTGGCGGCGCGTACGGGGTGAACGAGATCACGTCATCGCCCACCCAGTCGTTGATCTTCAGCATGCGCGCCTGCAGCGGCTCCAGCTCGTTGGCGGCCCACACGGCAGCGGCCTCACGGATCGACCCGAAGCCACCCGCGTTCTGCGGCACGATGCCCATGAGTTGCGGCGGGATGCGCAGCGCGGCCAGCATGTCGTCGCGGGTGATGCCCTTGATGCCGCTGAACTCATCCTTGGCCGCCACTTCGCTGACCGGGATCAGCTTCAGCCCGTCCTTGTTGCCGCCTGGCGAGTACAGGAACAGGTTGCGGAAGTTGCCCGGCCCCTTGGCGCCCTTCATGGCGTTGCGCAGCGCATCGACATCTTCCTGGCTCTGCTGCGGGTCGGTCAGGTACAGGATGAAGCCGGCATGCGAGCCGTTGTTGTAGTACTTGCGCCGGAACAGCGTGGCCGACTCGTTGAGCAGCGCGGACTGCATGGCCGGCATCCACTCGGGCAGGCCGTAGAGTTCTTGATCGACATCGGCTTCGCGCAGCTGGAACACGCTGCCCGGCTCGAACACGTGCTCGTCGTGCCAGGTGCGCACTTGGAAGTACTCGCCCTCGGTGATGCCGCGCCGCATGTACTTCGACAGCGGCGCGGTCAGCGACAGCGCACCGCCCATGCGGTTGCGGCGCCGCTCAAGGTAGCCATTGCCCAGCGTGATCCAGTCCAGCGACAGCTGCTCGAAGGCCTCGCGCGTCATCAGCCGGTGAGGCCTGAAGGTGCGCGCCAGCATGTTGCGCTTGAAAATCAGACCGGACTGCAGAAACGGATTGCTGCGGGTGGTCTTGGACAGGCCGTCCAGCGCCACCGGCGGCTCGTACCAGCGCCCGTTCTGCCAGCACTCCAGATAGTCCAGCACGCCGCGCCCATCGAGCACCGGCGTTGGGTCGCCAAAGGTGAAGGCCTCGGCGCGTGTAGCCTGCGCAGGCGCGGCGGCGGGCAGCTGGTCGGTCAACATCAAGAGATCTCCATGAAGCCGGAGTTGCGCGCGGTGCGCCCTTCCAGCGGTTCGTTCTGCAGCGCGTGGAACAGTGCCCACGCCAGGTCAGCGTGGCCGGTCTCTTCCGAGCGGCCAGCGGTGAAGGTGGATTGCCGGCCGCTGGCCGTCATGGTCTTGCGGATGGCCATCAACGATTGCGCCACGTCGGTCCAGCCGGCGTCGAACTCCAGCCGGCCGTTGTGGATCACGTCGAACGCCTTGAGCACCAAGCGGGTCTTGACCTCCGGCGAGTAGCTGAAGGTGACCAAGTTCGGGAAGAACTGCTTCACCAGCTGCGCCACACCGCTACCCATTCCTGTTGTGTCGATGCCGATGTAGGTCACCCAGTAGCGGCGCGTAATGCGCTCGATCTCGGCCGCCTGCTTGGCAAAGTCCATGCCCCGGAACTGGATCCGCTCCAGCAACCGGAACTTGCCGCCGGGCAGCTGCGGTGGCGCCACCACGACCAGGCCGGCGGTGTCGCCGGTCTCGGCCGGGTCGTAACCGATCCACACCGCGCGATCGCCGTAGGGGCGCGCGGCGAACGGTTTGTAGTCCTGGCCCCACTCGACCCAGCTGTCGACCATGCACGGCTGCAGCATTGCCAGCGGGAAGATGCTGGCGCCGTCGTCGACGAACTCGCACATCAACAGGTTGGCGAACGCGTCCGGGCTGTATTCCTCGCGCAGCTCATCGATGTCGAACAGGTCACAGCCACGGCGCTGGGCGTCGAGGATGTTGACGATCTGCCGCCAGGCGCGGTCCTGGCAGCGGCGCCCACCGGCCAGCGCATCGTGCGAGACATCGATCTGGATCCGCTGTGCGGCCGGCTTGCCTTTGTTACGGCGCTCGCCGGTCCAGAAGGTGTAGGCCTCGTGCGCCATGCTGGACGGCGTGCTGAAGTAGGTCTTGCGCCACTTCTGGTGCATGGCCATGCCGCTGGCAACCTTCTCCAACTCGTTGAACCCGTAGGTCCAGAAGAATTCGTCGAAGTAGAAATTGCCGTGGTAGCCCTGTGCGGTGCGCGCATTGGTGCCCAGGAAGAACAGCTCGGCGCCGTTGGGAAACACGATGGTGTCGCCGCCGGACAGCGTCTCGTCGATCGTCTCGCGCACGAACTGCTGCATGTAGCTACGGAACAGGTGCGCCTGCGACTTGGACGCGCTGAGGAAGATCTGGTTGCGCCCGGTGGTGAGCGCGTCGATCAGCGCCTCGCGGGCGAAGTAGTACGTGGCACCGATCTGACGCGACTTGAGGATGATGCGGGTACGTTGGTTGCCGGCGCGGTACCAGTCGCGCTGATAGTCGAAGCAGCCGTCGACGAACGCCGTCGTCAGCTGTTCGATCTGCTCTTCAGTGAAGTCGTTGCGCTTGGGCTTCTTCTTCGGCGCGGCGTTGCGATTGGCGACAGCTGGATTTAAGTCGGCTTCGTTGCCGCCGCCCTGGTAGCGCTGGATGCGCGCCTGGCGCTCCAGCTGACGATGCAGCAGATCAATTTCTTTGAAGTCGCCACCGGATTTTTCCGGCTTCATGATCAGCACGACCAGGCGCGCTTCCAGTGCTCCGCCGATCCGCTCAACGTTATCTGCGCGATCCCACTCGTCACGCGACTTCCAGCTGTGTACAGTCTTCTCGTTCTCGCCGATGGCCTGCGCAATTTCGGTCACGCGCCATCCCATCCAGTACAGGAACTTGGCCTGTCTGCGGGTGTCCATCGGGAGCTGGGTGGCAACGCTTTGCATGCCGACCAGGGTGCGGCCCACTTCTTAATCCCGACAGTTGAACGACGCGTAATCGCCTGATTTACAGGGTGATTGCGTTGCTGCGTTGTGCGTCGCGTTTGACCATGGGTCATCGCAAACGCATCCAGCGCAGAGGGACACCCATGTCGGGCAAGACCAAGAAATTCCGTTCCAACTGGTTCCGCGTGGCCGTCGAAGGCGCGACCACGGATGGCCGCACGATTCAGCGCAGCTGGATCGACGACATGGCCGCCACCTACAACCGCGAAACCTACGGTGCGCGCATCTGGATCGAGCACATGCGCAGCCTGCTGCCGGACTCACCGTTCCGCGCGTACGGCGATGTCACCGCTGTCAAAGCCGAAGAGGTGGAGATCGATGGCAGCAAGCGCCTGGCGCTGTTCGCACAGATCGAGCCGACTGCCGATCTGATCACAATCAACAAGTCCAAGCAGAAGCTCTACACCAGCATCGAGGTGCAAGAGAAGTTCGCCAACACCGGCAAGGCGTATCTAGTCGGCCTGGGGGTCACCGATTCGCCGGCCAGCCTGGGCACTTCCATGCTCAGCTTCGCCAGCCAGAACCCCAACGCCAATCCGCTGGCCGATCGCAAGCAGTCACCGGGCAACCTGTTCACCGTGGCCGAGGAAACCGCGCTGGAATTCAGCGAAGTTAGCGAAGGTCCGGTCGCCAATCTGCTCAGCCGGATCCGCACCGCGCTTAAGAGCGAGGATGCCACCAGCATCACCGCCGAACAGTTCGCCGACCTCGGCCAGGGCGTCGAAGAGATCGCCGAGCACGTGCGCGGCCAGGACGAACGCTTCAACCGCCTGCAGGCCGAGCACGCCGAGCAGAAGACCAAGCACGAACAGCTGGCAAACGACCTGGCGCAGCTGCGCGAGTCGCTGTCGCAGCAGCCCGATCCGGCACAGCACGCACGCCCGGTGGTCACCGGCAGCGGCGCGGCCGTGCTGACTGACTGCTGATCCCACACCACACACGCCGCAGCGCCACACCCTTCGGAGCCACCATGCAAAACGCCACCCGCCTTCAGTTCAATCAGTTCGCCGAGCAGATCGCAAAGCTCAACGGCATCACCTCCGCATTCCATTCCTTCGCTGTCGATCCGACCGTGCAGCAGAAGCTGGAAACGCGCATGCAGGAATCGAGCGAGTTCCTGTCCAAGATCAACATCATCCCGGTGGACGAATTGTCCGGCCAGAAGGTGGGCATCGGCGTCACCGGCAGCATCGCCAGCCGCACCGACACCGGCGCTGGCAAGACCCGCACTCCACGCAACGTGGCCGCGCTCGACAAGAACGAGTACGTCGCCAAGAAGACCGACTTCGACACCGCGATCCCGTATGCGCTGCTCGATACCTGGGCCAAGTTCCCGGACTTCCAGGCGCGCCTGCGCGACGCCATCGTCAAGCGTCAGGCGCTGGACCGTCTACAGATCGGCTTCAACGGCACGCACGCCGCTGCCGACACCGACCGCGCCACGTTCCCGCTGCTGGAAGACGTCAACATCGGATGGATGCAGCAGTACCGCACCAATGCCGCCCAGCGCGTGCTGGCGAGCGGAAAGGCTGCAGGCAAGGTGGTCATCGGCGGCGCCGCTGCCGGCGCCGACTACGGCAACCTCGACGCACTGGTGTTCGACGTGGTGAGCAACTTGCTTGACCCGTGGCACCGCAAGGATCCGAGCCTGGTGGTGGTGCTGGGCCGCGACCTGATGCACGACAAGTATTTCCCGATGATCAACAAGGACCAGCCGGCCAGCGAGAAGATCGCCACCGATCTGATCTTGAGCCAGCGCCGCGTCGGCGGCCTGCAGGTGGCCGAGGTGCCGTACCTGCCGGACGGCGCGTTGATGGTCACTTCGCTGGCGAACCTGTCGATCTACTACCAGACCGGCGGCCGTCGCCGTTACATCCAGGAAGTGCCCGCCCGCGACCGCATCGAGAACTACGAGTCCTCCAACGATGCCTACGTGGTCGAAGACTACGGTCTGGGCTGCGTGGTCGAGCACATCGAGATCGAGGCCTAAGCCATGGCCGACAGTCCCGCCAAGCGCCACCACAGCCGCGTGCTCGCCGAACTCGAGGCCGCCCAGCGTGCACCGCACCAGCTGATGGCCGGTGCCACCGCCTACGAGCAGCACATGGCGCAGCTGCAGAGCGATCGCCTGCGCTTGAAGCAGATCCAGTCCACCCAGGGCAAGGCCGCGCTCAAGGTGCAGCTGCTGCCCACCTATGTGCCATATCTGGCCGGCGTGCTGGCCGGCGGCCAGGGCGCGCAGGACGAGGTCGTCATGACGTGCATGGTGTGGCGCATTGATGCCGGCGACTATGCCGGCGCGCTGGAGCTGGGCGCCTATGTGCTCAAGCACGGCCTGCAGATGCCCGACCGCTTCTCCCGCACCGTGGGCTGCGTACTGGCCGAGGAAGTCGCCGAGGCGGCGTTGTCGGCGCAGAAGACAGGCCAGCCGTTCGATGCGGCCGTCCTGGCCGACACCGCCACGCTGACCGCCGAGCAGGACATGCCAGACGAGGTGCGCGCCAAGCTGCACCTGGCGCTGGCCCGCGCATCGCTGGCTGGCATCACCGACGAGACGCCCGCCGATCAGGCGCAGCCGATCGCCGCTGCCGCTGTGGCCGACCTGCAGCGCGCCATCGCACTGCACGGCAGCTGCGGCGGCAAGAAGGATCTGGAGCGCGCCGAGCGTCTCCTGAAGAAGTTCAGCGCTGAGCCTGCGGGCACCAGCGCATAACCGAGCGTCCCCGCAACCCTCGCCGGCTCGGGGCTGATCCACAGCACTGCATCGCTGCGGTGACGCCCCGACCACCGGCGATCCTTTCCGAGCCATCCATGAGCGGATTCACTGCCACCGGTACCACCAGCGCCACGCCCGATGCGATCGTCAACGCGCCGTTCTGGCCGGCGATCGCACCGGCGAGTGTGCGGGCAAGCATGCGCCTGGATGGCACCGTCACCGATGCGCGTCTGCGCCACGCCATCGTCGCCGCCATGCTGGCGGTCAACGATGAGTTGCAGACCTGGGCACAGACGCAGCAGGCGGCCGGCTACGCCGCGTTGGCCGATGTCCCCAGTACGACAGTCGATGGCATCTCGCGCCGCGTGCAGCTGTATTTACGCGCTGTTGCGTGTGCCACCGCTGTCGAGGTGGCAGAGCGTTACCGCAGCTTCGACGCGACTGACAGCGCCAACCAGCGCGCCGATGACTTGTCACCCAGCATCACCGAACTACGCCGCGACCAGCGCTGGGCCGTGCGCGATCTGCAGAACCTACCGCGCAGCACGGTGGAGCTCATCTGATGCGCGTGCACGCCATGCAAGGCGACACCGTCGACCTGCTGTGCTGGCGCCACCTGGGCAGCACGGCCGGCCTGGTCGAGCGCACCTATCTCCTCAATCCCGGCCTGGCCGAACTGGGTGCCGTGCTCCCGCATGGCACGCCAGTGGAGTTGCCCGAGGTAACCACCACCACAGCGGCAATGACGCCGCTTGTGCAGCTATGGGACTGATCTGATGACCGAACCCACCTCCGTATCGAGCGGCTTTTTGATCGCCACCGGTGTGGGCCTTGCCTCCGTGCTGCCTGGCATCGACGGCGATGCGCTGATCGGCGCGTTCGCTGGCGGCGCGCTGTTCGTGGTGTCCGCCGCCAAGCAACCGCTGCTGGCGCGGCTGATCTATTTCCCGGTGAGCGTGATCGCCGGCTACCAGCTGGCGCCGGAGATCCTGCGCTGGTTGCCGATCAAGTCCAGTGGCGTGGCCGCCTTTGCCAGCGCGGCGTGCGCGATCACCGTCACGCTGGGCCTAATCGAAAAGAGCAAGTCCTTCGACTTTTCCTTCCTACGTCGTGGAGGTCCGCCCAGTGCATAGCCTGGTCACCGTCCTGACGCTGATGGCCTCGCTGGCCATCTGCGTCCGCCTGCTTACCTACCACCGGCCCGTCGATGCGCGCCATCGACGCAGCGCGGGCTGGTGCGCGTGGTTGCTGATCGCCAGCACCGGCGGCCAGGCGCTGCACATCCTGCTCGCCGGCGCAGGCTCGCAGGTCAGTCTCTGGCACCTGGGCACGTTGATCGTGCTGGCGGTGCTCACCTACCGCGCCCAGGGCAATGTGGCGCGCATCCTGAAGGTCGATTGATGTTCACCGATACCCAGCTCGCCTCGATCATGCAGTGCTCGCCGCAACGCGCCCAGCGTTGGCACGGACCACTGCTCGCCGCCGCCAACCGCTTTGGCATCACCACCAAGCGCCGCGCCGCGCACTGGCTCGGCCAGGTCGGCCACGAAAGCCTGAGCCTGTCGCGGATGGAAGAAGGCCTGACCTACACCACCAGCGCCAGGCTGCTGGAAGTATTTGGTGCACGCATCACGCCGGCGCAAGCGCCCAAGTTCCTGCGCAACCCGGCCGGCCTGGCCAACTTCGTCTACGCCGACCGCCTGGGCAATGGGAGTGAAGCCAGCGGCGACGGTCACCGCTACCGGGGCCGTGGCCCGATGCAACACACGTTCCGTGGCAACTACCGCCGCATCGGTGTGCTGATCGGCCTGCCGGTGGAAGAGCAGCCGGATCTGCTGCTGCAGGTCGAGCCGAGCGCCCTGGGTGCGGCCGCGTACTGGCACGACAACGGCCTTAACGTCTTGGCCGATGCCGGCGATGTGCTCGGCCTGGGCCGCAAGATCAACCTGGGCAACGTGCGCGCGAAGCGCTTGCCCGAGGGCCACAGCGATCGCGTCACGCGCACGCAGCGCGCCCTGCAGATCCTGGGCGTGCCCTGATGGTCACGCGCCTGATCATCCTGCTGGCGCTGATTGCAGCGCTCGTCGGTGGCTGCGTGTGGCAAGAGCATCGCGTCAGCGCCGCCCAGCAAGACCGCGACGCCGCGCTGCAGGCCAAGCGCCAGGCCGAGGCGGAACGCGACAGCGCCAAAGGCTCCACCACCGTCGTGACGCAGTACGTCGACCGCGTGCAGATCGTGCGCGAAGCCGGCGCCACCATCACCCGCGAGATCCCGATCTATGTCACCCAGAAAGCTGATGCTGCTTGCGCTATCCCTGCTGGCTTTGTCCGGCTGCATGACGCCGCCGCCACGGGCAACCCTGCCGGGCCGGCCACCGGAGATCCTGATGCGCCGGCCGCCGGCCTTACGCTCTCTGGCATTGCCGGTACCGTCGCCGACAACTACACCAGCTGTCACGCCACCGCCACGCAACTGAGCGCGCTGCAGGACTGGATCGACCTGCACGCACCGGAGCCGGCGCCATGATCAAGCCAGCAAGCCTGCGTGCGCATCTGGTCGCGGCATTGCCGGATCTGGCACGCGATGCCGATCGGCTGCTGGTGTTTATCGATGCCGGCAGCCTGGTCAGCACGTTCCAGCCAGGGCTGTCGTTCGAGTACCAATACACGCTCAACCTGATCTTGACCGACTACGCCGGCCATCCCGACAGCGTGATGCTGCCGCTGCTGGAATGGGTGCAAGTCAATCAGTCCGAGCTGCTGTCCAATCCTGCACGCCGTGGCGACATCGCCTTCGAGGCCGACATCCTCGCCAACGATGCGGTTGATCTGTCGATCAAATTGCCGCTGACGGAACGTGTCGTTGTGACCGCTAAGGGTGGGGGCGGCTACGACATGACGCATGCTCCCGAGCCGGTGATTGATCCGACATGGATGAGCTGACCGCACTAGAGAACTGGGCCGCGCCGCTGCTGGCTCGCCTGCAGCCAGGTGAACGCCGAACGCTGGCCCGGAAGATCGGAACGGAACTGCGGCGCTCGCAGAGTCAGCGCATCGGCAAGCAGCAGGCGCCCGATGGCACGCCGTACGCCCCGCGCAAGCAGCAGCTGCGGCAGAAGTCCGGGCGCGTCAAGCGCGCGAAGATGTTTGCCAAGCTGCGGCAGGCTAAGTACTTCAAGGTCAGCGCCAGTCCTAATGCTGTCAGCGTAGGTTTCGTGGGACGCGTGGCGCGCATTGCGCGCGTGCATCAAGAGGGACTGGTTGAACAGATAGGAAAACATGGGCCGAGGGTTCGATACGAGCGAAGAGCACTGTTAGGCATAAATTCCGGCAATAGAAGAGAAATCCACGACTTACTTCTTAAGCACATAGCTTCCAACTCTTGATTCAGTCACCTGCTCCGTCGGGCTAGTAGCGGGATGAGGAGAGTCGACACATGCACTTCATATGGGGCAACACCAGCCTACTGCCGTAAGGTTGACATCGCCTACGAAATCTGCAATCACTATGTGGTGACTGAGTCAGTCACAATAATTCACTAATAAATAAAAGTCATGGAGGGCTAGTGAAAAAAATCTATGTGCTTTCGGCCGCTACATTGGTGTCGGCCTGCTTGCTTATGTTTCTTTTCTTTCGGCCAGCATGGGATATGGCCTCATCGCCTGCTGCAGCTGCTTCTGTTAAAAACGCCAAATCGCTAAGTGACAAATCGGCGCTTAACGGCAATCGCAGTACAGCCACACACCAGTCGCAAAGCTGGGCATCAATGTCCGCTGCGGAAATAAATCGAACGTTCCATGACACTAAAAATCGTGCTGAGGCCGGTGATCCTGCGGCACAACGGCAGTTAGCAGAAATGTATGAACGCTGCTCCATTTATAGTATTTCGCGTGAAAATTTTGCAGGCACCTTGGATCAGTTCGCCAAGTTAAAGAAAGAAAATGCGGTGCGATATGATTCAATCAAGAAAAGGGTCTCGCATTACTGCAATGAGATAGATGGCGGAAACTTAATTCCGACCTCCGCTTACGAGCTGTGGTATGCAGAGGCAGCTAAGCGAGGAGATATTATTGCAAAGCTAAAGATTGCATCAGGCGCTGCCATGCGCCCAGAAGCTTATAAAGGATTAGTTGAAGAAACGCTTAAAAGCAAGGATCCAGAGGCGATCTTCGCCGTAGACGAAATGCTTGCCAGTTCTAAAGGCAGTAGTGAACTCGGAGACTATGGCCCGGATGAAGGCGGTAACTATTCCGAGTTTGCTTGGGCAGTAGCAGGTTGTAGGGCCGGCGCTGACTGCGGGCCAGGCTCATACCGAATGGATTTAATGTGTATTAACTTTGGCGTTTGCGATGCTTCAAACTACGAAGACGCTATTAGGAAAAATTTCGTTCCAACTGGTCAATTGAAAGTTCTTGATAAAAATGTTGAGAGAATTCAGTCAATCATTAAAAACTGAAACATAAATGGAATTTCATGAACATTAAAAGTAAAAAACTCCCCACAGGTGTGCTGTTTTTTTTAACGCTGATTATCGTTAGCCTAACGGCGGTAGCGGCCACCATTACCATTCGGGCAGGTGATGCACCCTACAACCAAGTTGCAGTAGCTTCAGGGATTACTGTTTTGCATGAATCCGAACTGCGAGTGGCTGCTCTTTTCGGACTTACAGGCGCTTATAGATTGCTTCATGGTCCCGCGTCCGCTCCAAGAGGGACCAATATAAATGTTATCTATTCTGACGGATCAAGCGAGATTGCGACGGTTGCATGCATCGGGGGAACCGTATGCGTCATTCCAGTAGGCGGTACGTAAAGACGTGATGACGGAAC